GTCTTCTTCGAGGGCGAAGAGGGCCGGTGCTACATCGTTCAAGGTGCCATCGCGGCCGACGCCGTGTGCAAGCTGTGGATCATTCCCGAGGAGCGTATGAGCCAAGAAGAAAAGAAGCCGGAGCCTGCTCCGGTTGAGGAAAAGCCCGCCGAGGACATGCGTGCGGAGCAGGAAAGCGTCGATATCGCTGTGAAGCTCGCGAACCTGAAGGCGACAATCCTTCGGACTCAGTTGCACGGCGCACGTCAGGGTCAGTAGTCTACAGGTAGAGACATTGCTTCACGACGGATGTCGTGAGGGGCAGTGCGAGCGACTTGAGGATTCAAGCACGCGGCGCGCTAGCGGGATCACCCGCCGGCCGCCGCATTGTGCGATTGGCCGGCTCAAACCACGGAGCAGGCCAACATGGCGTCGAATCTCAAGCGTCTTCAGGAACGTGCCGCGGCTGTCGCCGCTCGGATGACCGAACTGTCCGGTATCGAGGATCGCTCGGCCGAGCAGACCAAGGAACTCATCTCGCTCGGCACTCAGGCCGACGACCTGAAGACCTCCCTGGACTTCGAGGAGCGGATCGCCGCGAAGGAAGCCGAACTGCGGGCCGTGGTCGAGAAGGCCGCCCCTGCCCCGGCTCCCGTGGCCGAAGTCGCCGCGAAGGTCGAGGAGAAGAAGGTCGAGATTCGTTCGATCCAGCCTCATCACACCAGCCTGCGTGCATTCAACGACGGCCCCGAGGCTGTCGAGAGTGCCTACCGCTGCGGCCGGTGGCTCCGGGCTCACATCTTCAAGAACGCCGAAGACCTCCGGTGGTGCAAGGATCACGGCGTCGAGAACCGCGCGATGGGCGAGAACAGCAACGCTTCTGGCGGTGCCCTTGTCCCAGAGGAGTTCGCTTCTCGCGTGATCCGGTTAGTAGAAAATTTCGGAACCTTCGCAGCGAGCAACGTCGAGAAGGTGACGATGACCCGCGACACGATGATCATCCCGAAGCGTGTCACGGGCACCACGGCCTACTTCGTCGGCGAAGGCACCGCGGTGAGCGAGAGCGAGCCGACCTACTCGAACGTGCAGCTCATTGCCAAGAAATTGGCCGTGGGAACCCGCATGTCGAGCGAGGTGGTGGAAGACGCTCTCGTGTCGATCGCTGATGCCGTGGCAACTGAGTTCGCGACGAGCTTGGCCTACAAGACCGACTTGGTCGGCTGGCTCGGCGCGGGCGACTCGGCTTCGGGCGGAATCTACGGCGTGGTGCCGAAGGTCAATGACGGCACGCACAACGCGGGCGTCGTGACTGCCGGTGCCGGTGCCACGGGCTTCGAGACCCTGACCGTGACCGACTTCATCAAGGTCATCGGCAAGATGCCGCTCTACGCCCGCCAGGGTGCAGCGTGGTACATCTCGCCGGCCGGCTTTGCTGCCTCGATGGCCCGCCTCCGCTACGCGGCTGGTGGCAACACCGTCGAGCAGGTTGGCGGCGGCGTGACCGAGCAGTTCCTCGGATTCCCCGTGAACTACGTTCACGTCCTCGACGGCACGCTCGGTGCCGATCCGGGCAAGGTCAAGGTTCTCTTCGCGAACCTGGGTCTCTCCAGCATCTACGCTCGTCGCCGCGACTTCGCAGTGCGGATGTACGACCAAGTCTACGCCACGACCGATCAGCTCCTGCTCCAGGGCACGATGCGGTTCGACGTGGTTCATCACTCGCTCGGCGACAACACGACCGCCGGCCCCGTGGTTGCTCTCAAGTCCGCGGCGTCGTGAGCCTGACAAACACCCTCTAGAAGGAGAACCCCAGAACCATGATCCATTCTCAGAACGATAAGGTTGTCGGCTCCGTCCCCGCGGCCGTCGGCACCAGCGCAGTGACCCTGACGATCGACACCCTCGGCTACGACCACGCGAGCGTGGACGTGCTGCGGGCGAGCAACGCCTCGACGGTGTTCGCCAGCGTGCTGAAGGTCGAAGAGTCGGATGACAACTCGTCCTACTCGAACGTGTCGGGCCTCGTCGGCGGCACCGACTTCACGATTCCGGCTGTGTCCGACACCGCGTCGGCCGCCATCGTGAAGCTCGATATCGACACCAAGGCGAAGAAGCGTTACCTCAAGGTCACGGCGACCCCCGCGGTCAGCGTGAACACCGTGGTGTCGGCTCGTCTGTCGCGTGGCGAAGAGGCTCCGGTGACGGCGGCTGACGCTGGCGTCATCGGCTGGGTCAAGGGCTGATTCCCGAACTGCGGGACGGCCATGATGGCCGACAAAGGCGCATGGATGCGCGCCCGCTCCACACACGGAGCGATCCATGCTGATCAGAGTCGGTAACGTCGAAGCGGAAATCAAAGTCGCGGCGGTGATGAGCACCCCGCGGCTTGGATTTACCGACAATTTCTTCTGTGTCTCGTCGGCACTGGCCCCGCATGGCATCAGTCCCATCAAGGTGACGGGTGCCTTCTGGGGCCAGTGCCTTCAGCGAGCGATGGAGCAGGTCGTCGACACGCACGACGTGATCCTGACCATCGACTACGACACGGTCTTCAGTGCGAAGACGGTCGAGGCGCTCCTTGCACTGCTCCTGCACTCTGGCTACGACGCCATCGCTCCGCTTCAGACGAAGCGGGAGGCGAACGCGGTGATGTTCGCCCTGGCCGGCAGTGACGTTGACCAGAAGACGACGGTGGACGGCGACTTCTTCAACAAGGTCGTGCAGCCCGTGGAGACGGCCCACTTCGGCCTGACATTCCTGCGGACCTCGGGCCTCAAGAAGATGAAGAAGCCCTGGTTCCTCGCCAAGGCGAACGACCAGGGAGAGTGGACGGGGGGCCATACCGACGAGGACATCTCGTTCTGGAAGTCGTGGGCCGCCTGCGGCAACAAGCTGGGCCTCGCCACGCATGTCAGCGTCGGCCACGCCGAACTGATGGTCACATGGCCCTCGAGGACGGCCGACGGCGGCAAGGTGCAGCAGCACACGACGGAATACTGGACGAACGGCCAGAAGGCACCGGAAAGCGCCTGGGGGCACGTTCATTGAAAATCCGCGTGCTCCAGAATTTTGACTGCTACGAGAAGGGGCAGGTCTTCGAGGACTGGGCGGCCGGGATGTGCGACATCCTCATCCGCCGCGGGCTGATCGAAGAGGTCGAGACCGCCGAGGCTGTCCCCGAGGCCGTCGAGCGTGCGGAAGTGGCCGTCAAGCACACACCGAAGAAGAGGCGATAAATGGATCAGATTGTCTTCGGCACGCCGCAGAGGCCGACGGCGACGATTACGCCGTTTCGCAGCCTGCGACGCATTACGAACCCGGCCGTGGAGCCGGTCAGCCTGTCGACGGCGAAGCAGCATTGCCGGGTGGATACCGATGTGGATGACCTCTACATCCAGGGTCTCATCGCCGTGGCGAGGCAGTATGTCGAGGATGTTCTTGACATCACGATCTGCACGACCGTGTGGGAGGCCAAGTACGACCTGTTTCCTGTCTGGGCGATCATCCTGCCCCGCCTGCCGCTTCTGGACAGGTCGATCACGGTGACCTATCGCAACGGCGACGGCACCTACGGCACGCTCTTGAGCGCGAACGGCGACTTTCAGGTCGACGCCAGCGTCCTGCCTGGGCGGATTTACCCGCAGTGGGCCAGAGCTTGGCCCGCGACCCGCGGCGACGAAAATTCAGTCACGGTGCGGTATTCGGCGGGCTACGGCGACGACGGGCAGAGCGCGCCGCCCGTGGTCAAGCACTTGATTTGCCTGCTCGTGGCCCACTGGTTCGACACGAGGCAGCCGGCGGTCACGGGGGCACCCGTTTCTGTGCCGCAGACGTTCGATACGCTCCTGGCCGCGGCCAGCATGGGGGTTTACCGATGACCGTCAAGGCCCGCATCGACATCGACGCCGTCTACCACGACTCGAGTGACACTTCGCTCACGATCGGCTCGCTGTCCGAGCACATTTCCCCGTCGCTGACGAGCGCTCAGACGATCAACGGCAGCGTCGGCACAGCCGCCGTTCAGATCGTCGGGGCGACGCCGCTCTCGACGCTGGTGGTCAAGAACACGGGCACGAGCGTCCTGCGGCTGGCTGGCAGCTTCAACGTGGCCGCCGGCCGCGTGGCCGTGCTGCCAGTTACAACGACGATCACAGTCTCTGCGCCGTCCGGCACGGGTTCGTACACCGCCCTCTGGATGGGGTGACCATGATCAATTCGGGCACGATGCGCGAGCGGGTCACGATCCAGAAGCCCGTGGAGCAGCAGAGTTCCTTCGGCGAGACGACGCTGACCTGGGTGGACGAGGCCACAGTCTACGCCAGCATCATGGGCGTTAGGGCCAGCGACTACTTCGCCGCCCAGCAGGCCGGCGCGATCGTGACGCACCGCGTTCGGATCAGGTTCTTCCCCGGCCTAAATCACCAGCACCGGCTTCTCTGGAGGGGCCGTGTGATGGAGATTTCTAGCGTCCTTGAGCGAGAGACCCGCTCGATCCATGAGATACTGGCGAGGGAGGACGCGACATGATTACGCAGGGCTACGGGACTCCGAGATCGATTGGCGGCAGCACCGGCAAGTCGCTGGCCGAGGGGTTCGTGTCGGTCAGGATGGAGGGTGTCCGTGAATTGGCCGAGAGGCTCCAGAAGCTCGCCGCAGAGGTGGGCGAGCCAAAGGCGCTCGAGCAGGCCGTCAGAAAGGCCAGCAGCCACATAAAGCGAAGCTATCAGTCGAAGGTCGGCAACGTCACCGGCAACCTCGCGAGATCGACAAGGATCGAAACCAAAGTCTACGATGCGGCAACTGTGGCGATTGTGGGACCGTACCAGTCTGGAACGGGCCGCAGCACTGACAAGCAGGCTTCGGGCAACCACGCTTGGCTGAAGGAGTTCGGGTCCGGCCCGCGCAGGCCGGGGACCAAGGGCCGCCGCACCTACGTCAACGTCCACCAGATGATCAACGGCAAGATGCGACGCCACTCGTCGGCGAATGACCAGCAGTTCGCCAATATGTCGAGGGGCTACTACTTTTTGATGGGCAGCCGCGACGAAGAGACGCGGCAGGCCCGCCAAGGCATCGGCTACCCCCACGATTTCGGCTACTCCAACGGCAGGCAGCATCCGATCACCCTCCACCCAGGCGACACCTACGCTCCGATGCCAGCCAGCCACGCGATGGAGCGGTCCATCGCCGAAACCAAGGACGCTGTACTGAATACGCTCAAGGCAGCAATCCAGAACTCGCTTGACAGGCTCAGTAAGTGATCATCTCCCCAGAAAAACACGTTTTCCAGAGGCTCATCACCTCGCCGGAGGTGGCGAGGCTGGTCGGTTTTCAGGTCTACCCGATCGCGGTGCCGAAAAACGCCGTCCTGCCGTTCTGCATCTACAAGCGGAATAACATCACCCGCGAGGCCCATCTCGCAGGCCCGATGTACCAGCCGATCGTGCATCTCCAGATCGCCTCCTGGGCACTCTACTACGACGTTGCCCGCGAGCTTGCCGACGAGGTGCGTCTCGCTTTGGATGGACGCACTGGCACCCTCGCGGGCGTTACAATAAGTGATATACGGCTCGTGTCGGAGACAGATGACTATCTGGACCCGGCAGCCGTGGGAGCCCAGCTCCCGCCCGCATACGAGGTTCGACAACTGTTTCAGATTCGGTGGTCCGAAGCTACCGAATAAGACTTTAGCGCAAGGAGGCGCACTATGGCCGGTGTTGCTGCGATGGGCGTGACGATGACCTACAGCGGTCAGACGCTGGTGATTACGAGCTTCAATGTCAACGACCAGATCGACAACGCCGATGGTTCGCATCTCGGCATCCCCCCTGGCGGGCGTCGGGAGTACGTCCCCACGTTCGTGCAGCGGGAAATCTCCTGCGACTACATCGCCACGACCGTCATCACGATTCAGTCCGCGGCGATCAGCATCGCCGGCCCGGTTAGCTTCACCGGCAACGCCACCCTCACGGCGTCGACCGTGGGCGGCACCGTCGGCGATCTCATCAAGGGCAACGCGACTTGGCGGGTCGCCTAACGCCCTGGAGGTGACCCGACATGGCCGGGGCCACCGCACACGGCGCGACCTTTTCGTTCCTGAACTTCAGCGGGTCGCTGGTCGGCATCTCTGTGGAGATGCCGACTGCGGAGGTCGTCAACATGACCTCTGCCAACGACGTGCTGGGCAGCATGGTTGCGGTGCCGACCGGGGAGTGGTCCGGCGGCACCATAACCGTCGACTTCCTGACATCGAATGTCGACCCGCAGTTGCTCGTCAGGAGGGTCGGCCAGCTCACGTTCTCGTC